CCCAGCACGCCATGCGTACGTCATGGCGGAACTGGTTCAGCCATTGCTGATATTGCTCGCGAGTTGTTTTTGATTCGGTTGTCCTCATGTCGCGCACTCTGACTCCTCTTCCCCATCACGCAAGGGTTTTCTCGCCATGCCATTCCTCCTCGTCTCAACCCCCCGGCACCACTGGCAGATGTCCAGCAACCCCGGAAAATGGTCGTCCCCGGCGTATGCGGACGGCTTGCGGGATCGTCCGCACCAGTTGCAACGGATTGTTTCGGGCTCGCTCATTTTTCCTCCTTTCCGTCCGATTCCCCGCAAACAAAAACCTGAGGCTTTGCCCCCTGATGCGGCCTCGTCAGGTCAACCATCCGCCGCAGGATCGCAGGCCCATGATCCGGCCCCAGCCTCATCCTCAGCCAGTCGCTGCTGCCGTTCATCGTCCAAAAAGTGAGCCTCCGGAACTTGTACCGATCATTCAGGAGATCCGACAACGCCTCGTCCCCCGTCGCCGTCGTCGCGCCCTTGCCGATGTCGTCCAGGAGGAGTGCTTGGCATTGGCTCGCGTTGCGGAGGGTTGCCACTGCCTCGCCCCTCACGCTGGGGTCGTTGTGGTGCCGATTCGCGGCGGCTTGCCGGTATTCCGCGGCGGTAGTCGCAAACGGAGTCATCCCCCTGCCTGCGGCTTTCCTGAGCAGATTGTACGCTACTCTGGTTTTCCCGCCGCCGGATGCGCCCGCAAACCCGACGCCGGTTGCCCCATCCAGATCCATCGCCGGGAGGAGTTGGGGCGCGAGTAGCGACGGCTCAATCTTCCGGCGAAACTCCGCAGGCGTCAGATGCAGCCACGAGGCCAATGCGTCCTCCCTCCTCCGGTTGCACCGCTTACGCTCGCGCTCCGCGGCTTGGCACGGCTCGCATTCGGCCATGCGTTTTTTCCAGACGATGAAAAACTGGACATCCATCCCGCATCCGGGACATGGGCCGTTTCCGTCGGGTCGTAGCGCATCGGTAAATTCAGAATCCATAGATTGAGTTTGGGTCGGGTTTGTGGAATGCGATTTTTTCTTCGGGGGTCATTTTTCCTGACTTGTACGACTGCGCCTCCATCTTGTCCAGATTGAGCCCCTGCCATTCGCCGTTGATGGCGCTGGCGATGCGGTCGCACACCAGCCCGTCTCCATGGCTTGCGGCGTACCGGCTGACCTGCTTGGCGCTAAGTCTCGCGGCTTGTGCCGTCCATGCCACCCGCTGCCGTCCGGGGGCGATTGCACGGCGCTGCCGGTACTGTTGCCACTCCCCCCACGCTTCCGCGAGTTCTGCGGACGGCTTGCCGGGGAGTGCGGTGGCGCAGGCTTCGGGATCTGGTCCGGGTTTCGGGCGATTCTCCTTTTCGGGCTTTGCCTCCTCTGGTTTCGCCGCGGGCGGCGTAGATGGTTGGTTCATTGATTGATTGATTGATTGATTCAATGATTGATTAGGGTCACCGTCAGTGACTAGGGGAGTCACCGTGAGTGACTGGTGACGGTCACCGTGAGTGACCGTGCTGGTCACTGTGAGTGACTGGTCACCGTCAGTGACTAGTAACTGTCGGTGACTAGTTTGGTCACCGTCAGTGACTGATGGGACAGGGTGGACGCGGTAGACGTTGTGCTTCCCGTCCCGCCTCACGGACAGGTGACCGGCGGCTTCCAACTTGGGAATCTGATCAATCACAGACTTCCGAGACATCGCCGCCCGTCTCGCAATCAGCCCCAGCGACGGCCAGCACTTCCCGGCGTCGTCGGCAATATCCGCCAGCACCACCAGCACCATTTTCTGGGGGGCGGTCGCCACGTCTGCGGCAATGGCGGCGGCGGTCAATCGGTAACTCATTGGGCGTAAAAATCCCCACTCTCCCATTCCGCGCTGAACCCCGGACATGCGACCGGACGCGAGTGAGAGGTGGGGTGATTGTTCATGTGATGCGAGGGGGTTCAGGTCCTCGGCGATGTTGCGCTGGGTCAGGATACCGCGGACGCGGGGGTTGTCAAATCCCCAGACTCAGCTGGGCCTTGGCGTTTTCCAGATTCTGGCACGCTTGCCGGAAATAGGACTCCTTGAGTTCCGACCCAACAAACCGTCGCCCGAGTTGCAGCGCCCCATACCCTTCCGACCCGATGCCGGTAAACGGCGAGTAAACCAGTTCGCCCGGATTCGTCCAAAGAGTCACCGCCCGCTCAACCACGTCTAGCTGAAGCGGGCAGATGTGTTTTTCGTCCGAGTGATCCCGCGCCCCATTGCGATTCAAGACTCGCCCTTGATCCACCGTCATCCAGACGGGCGACGCCACTTCCTGCCACCAGTCCACGGAAAACTCCGACTTACTCTTTGTGACTGGCTTCGGATTCTCGCCCGGAGCGCGGAAAACTAGCAAGTAGTCCGGAGCGCCCACGCGGGATCCGGTGGAGTCGGAACAAAGCGTTTTGTAGAGCAGCCCGTGCGCCTTCGTCCGCTGCATTTCGGTGACAGGGCTTTTCCAGATAGTGATCCGGGAATGAAGTGTGAACCCGCGCTTCCAGAACGCCCGAATCAGTTCGCCACTGAAGTCTTGAAACCCGATGTATCCGTGTTTCCACTTCGTCGCCAGCAAGTCCAGACAATGCACCGCAACCTCCCGACCGGGCACCATGATGCGCTTCATTTCATCCACCAGAATCTCAAAATGATGTGTGAACTCTGACAAGTCCGCGCAATTCCCCATGTCCTGCAAGTCATCAGAATAGGTGAACAAGTCCGCGAACGGAGGGGAGAAGACGGAGAAGTCGATAGAGTGATCCGCGATGGTTCGCGCAACCCGCACGCAGTCTCCATGGTGAACGGTCCATCCCTCGCCTGATTGTGTTTCGATGTCGGTTTTCATTGTCAGTTGTTTTTCGTCGTTGTTGATGAGTTCTTGCGCGGCAACCTTCATGGATTGCTGCATTTCTTCGTGCTGCTTGATCTTCGCCATGATGGACCTCACCACCGCTCCCTCAGTTTCGGCTTGGATGATGCAGGCGTTGACTTCCTTGGTTTGTCCGAATCGGTATGATCGGCGCAATGCTTGATACATGTTCTCAAACGAGTACGAAAGCCCGACGAATGCGACGTTGCGGCAATGCTGCCAGTTCATCCCATAGCCGAATATCTCGCTCTTGCTGACCAGTACGCGAATCTTGCCGCTGACAAAGCCGTCAGCCGCTTGCTCCTTTTTCTTCGCCGTGTCGCTGCCGCGAATCTCAACCGATCCGGGAATTGCTTTGGCCAGTCGTTCGCTTTCGTCGTTGGTATTGCACCAGACGATCCAGCATTCATCCGATGCGTTGACGATGTTGGCGACGGCTTCAACGCGGGCCGGCGATGTCAGACGCATCTCTTGGTGCATCGTCGTTGCTGACATTGTGGCGTGTCGGAAAAGCTCGCCCTCGCCAGCGCCTTCGGTCTGGTCAACGGCAACCGTCACGCTCTGCATGTTGAGCGGCGGCAGATTGTAACCGCCGTCATCATAACCGATATCGGAAGGCTTGCTGATGCACGCAGCCCACGATGCCAGCCATTTCCAGAACTCCGTTTCTGCGTGCTTTTTGAGCCGCCAGTCTCCGGTGTTGAACGTGTCGTTGATGAAGAACGTACAGAGCATTTGCTGCGGCGTGCAGACTCCAAGAAAGTCGGCATGTTGTCCGAGTTCCGTGTAATCGTTCGGGGATGGCGTAGCCGTACAGCATAGCTTATATGGCGTCTCAGCAAATGCGTCAGTCAGCGCCCGCCGCGTCTTCCCCGTGAGGTTCTTCAGAATGCTGGACTCGTCCAGAACGACTCCAGCAAATGACGCGGCGTCAAAACGATCCAGCTTGTCGTAATTCGTGATCCAGATTCCCGGCCCATTGCAGTCCGATTGCGATTCCGCAACGGTGGCGGCAATCCCGAATTTGACGGCTTCGGATGCCGTCTGGTGAGCGACCGCTAGTGGCGTCAAGATCAGCACCATGCCGCCGGTGTGGATTGCGACCTGATGCGCCCACTCTAGCTGTTGTGCTGTTTTGCCAAGCCCGCAATCTTCAAACAACGCGGCGCGTCCTTTGCGGACTGCCCATTTCACAATGTGGGCTTGCCACGGAAAAAGAGGGGCGGTGAGTTCTCGCGGTTCAAATCCGATTGACTGGGCGCGTTTTGTTTTCTGCGTGATAAATTCGTCGTAGTTCATTTTTTATTCATTTGTTATTCGGTTGTGCCTTGCGGCGGGAATTGGTGGTGCGGTTCGCGGGTTGCGTCAAGGGTTTTTTGCTGCGGGTTTCCCGTTCCTCAGCTTGACCCTTGCAGTCCCATTGCAGGCGACACCGCAATAGTTTTTGACTATCCAGTTTTTCCGGGTGGTCGTTTCCGTGGGCCAGTATTTATCACCGCAGACGGAGCAGGTCTTGCAATCCTCGCGCCAGTTGGAGTGAGGCGGCGGCTTGCAGGAGATCGGGGAGTTTCTCATTTGGCGTCTAGCGCGAATGCTTCTAGCTGCGGTTGTTCCGGCAGCGCAAACACCCCCGGGCTCAATCGCCGGATCATGCCTCGCTTCACCATGTTGGAGAGTACGGCCCCGACGTGTTTAGATTCGTTATGGTAGATGTTCCCGCCGATCAGCCGCACCGCTTGTGGGAGTGCAATGACTTGTTGCTTAAGGAGGGCGTCAAGAATGACGCGTTGTTTTCTTGATACTAGGCTCATTTGGATAGTTCAGTTTGGGGTGTGTCGTATGCGATCAGGCAGGCGTCAACAATGCCGTCGTGCAGTGCCTTTCCCTTCGGGCGCAGTGTCGGGAACGGATAGTCAGGCCACAACTTCCGCGCAAGTGCCGCCGCGGCTTTCTTGTTCCCACCCTTCGTCTGCCTTCCCAGCAACCGGCGCTGCCAGCCATCCAATCGGTTCCCGCACGGCACCTCAACCACGCGCAAGCCTGAGAGCTTTGCGGCGGCGTAAAGGATGCCGTAGTTCATCGCAAAGCTCCGCATCGTCTGCGCGGAGTCCATGTGCTGAGGGAGGAGTTCGATGGCGACAACGGTGTTGTGCGGAGCGCCGTTGAGCAGATAGTAAATCTCCCACGCATTGACCCGTTTCCCGCATGATTCCAACGGCATTTTCCAGACGTTGGCGATGCCGTTCTCGTCCAGCGCCGCAATGCCACCGTGGATTCCGTTGTCAATTCCAATAACGGTCAGGCTCATTTCAGCACCCCCATTTCATGCTCATCTTGCAATGCCATGTAAGCCAGCCTGTCCACATAGCTGTCGAGGTGATCCGGCGAGCGTTCGATGCGGGCCGTCTTGAGTGCGATGAGGAATTGATAGCCCTCCGTGACGGTTATCTGTCGCCCGGTGGTCTCACCGAAAAGCTCGCAGATGCGGGGCATGGATCTCTCCTGTGATTTCCCAGAGGCGTCATATTGGACGCCTCGGGATTCGATGGTGTCAGCGGCGCGGCGTAGGAGTTCGGCGGCGGTCATAGTGGGAGCATTGGGGTTTGATCTTCTGTTTCGCGGCGCTTCTGGTCGCGAATCCATGCGAGCGCCTCCCGCAGATTCTCAACCAGTTCCTCGGCTGCGCGGAGTGATAGGACGGCGCGGGCGTGCAGGAATACGCTGGAATCACCACCGTCAACCTCCGCCACAACGTCTCCGAAGGTGCGGGTTTTCATGACAGTACCTCCAGCCATTCGGCGACTCTCATTCCGCGCCGCTGCAATTCGAGCGCGGCGGCTTCGTCGTGGATGGTTGTGTTTGCCGTCGTCCACATCCGCCTTGGCTTAGGCTTCACACGCCAGCGAGACAGGTCGCTTTGCATGTCCGGACCTGACGTTGCGCCGTTGTCAACCCAGCCGACAGACTGGGTGTCATACTCAAGGATTTTCCCGTTCGACATAGCGACGTAGAGCGCGGCAAGTTCGGATGCTTTGGCTTTGATTTCTTCTGGTGTCATTGTGTTTGATTGGGTTAGAATGGGATTTCGTCAGCGTCGTTCATCTCTTCATACAGCGTCTTTGTGCTGGGTGGTTTTTGTTGAGGCGGTTGGATTGGTGACGACCGTTTCCGCAGCGGTTTCCCGTTGCCGATGATCTCGGTTTTTTCGTCTTTCCGCTCAACGCCGAGGTCTTGGCGGATCGTGGCGACGTTGCCGAATTGATCCTCCCCATCCTTGTTCGGCCATGCAATCATTGAGCAATATGTGTCGCCGTTCTTCCCTTTGAAGAAAGCGGTTTTATCCAGCTTGTTTACTTTAACAGTGATTTTGATAGCTTCGTCCATAAGTTAGTATGTGTCGGTGGTTTTGTCGTCCGCAAAGCGGGGTGGGCGTGGTGAGATTTTGGCCCAGCCGATTGGAATGATGCGGGTGTCTGGCGTCCGCTTCTGCTTGGGAATCTGCTGGTAAACGCGGTGGGTGTTGCCGCATGATGGTTCATGCGCCAGCTTGATGACAACGTCAAGTTGGGTTCGTTTCTCTCCCTCATGGAAATAGTCAGGGTCCACGAGGTCAACGTCAATGTTGACAAGGATGTAGTCGTCTTCTTCGATCATAGCAGTATAGTCTCGATGTTGCTTTCAGGAACCGCAAGGCGTGCATTCGTCATTGTCCGCACCTCAATCTCCCCGTTCCATCCGTCCTGATCCGCGAGCCGCAACAATACCTC